ATCATATTTGGACAAATGCGCAACTAGGTAAGAACTCATATAAGCCTATTATGGTTCATTGGTCTGCTGTTCCTGGTAGAGATGAGACTTGGAAACAAGACACTTTATCAGCAATGAACTTTGATTTACAAAAGTTCTCACAAGAATATGAAGTTGAGTTTCAAGGATCCTCTGGCACACTTATTGCTGGTTGGAAACTAAAACAACTACAAGCAGCTATACCGCTAAATGAACGTGATGGTCTGTCACTCTATGAAAATCCTGTAAAAGGACACACTTACGTTTCTATTGTGGACGTTTCAAGAGGTAAAGGTTTAGACTATTCGGCATTTAGTATTATTGACGTGACTACAATGCCATATCAACAAGTCTGTGCTTTCCGTAATAATCTTATGACTCCTATTGACTATGCTGAGATTGTCTATCGGATAGCAAAAAGCTATAATAATGCTTCGGTGCTTGTGGAAGTAAATGATCTAGGTGAACAAATCTCTACATCACTTCATTATGATTTTGAATATGAGAATCTACTCTTCACCGAAAATGCTGGTCGAAGTGGTAAACGAATCTCTGCTGGTTTTGGTACTAACGTAGACAAAGGTATCAGAACTACTAAGACCGTAAAATCTGTTGGTTGTTCTATCCTCAAACTTCTCATAGAGCAAAATCAACTTGTAGTAAATGATAAACACACTATTTCAGAACTATCTACATTTTCTAAGAAAGGTGTGTCATACGAAGCAGAATCTGGAAATCATGACGATATGGTTATGGGTCTAGTTCTCTTTGCTTGGTTATCAGATCAAACATTCTTTAAAGATATTACTGATATTAATACTCTGGCTAGACTTCGTGAAAAATCAGAAGATGAAATAGAAAATGATCTTTCACCATTTGGCTTTGTTGATCATGGTGAATCCGTGCATGAAATACTCGAAAAACCATCAAGAGGTTGGTTTAATTCTTCAGAGAATGGCTTTTTATAAATAAAGGTAGTTAGATTTGATAGCGAACTTGATCCCTTTTACTATGTCGTCCTATCAATAAAATCGACCGGTTTATAAATATACTGAATATATCAACATCTCTTGAAAGGAGAAAACTATGGCGGTACTAGTAAGTCCCGGTGTAAATGTTTCTGAAATCGACCTAACCACGGTTGTTCCAGGCGTTTCCACCTCTGCAGCTGCCTTTGCGGGTATCTTCCGCTGGGGTCCAGTGGATGAGAGAGTTCTCATCTCAAATGAAAATCAACTTGTGGCTCGCTTCGGTAAGCCAACTTCTCTAAATCCAGAAACATTTTTGACTGCTGCTAGCTATCTTAGCTATGCTTCAGCTCTTTATGTTGTTCGTGCTGCAAATACAACAACAGGTGATTCAAATTCAGCTCTGAATGCTGTTGCTAACACCGCTGCTGTTACAGTTGCAAATACTGTTGTAAAGAATCAAGCAGACTATGATGCACGTGCAAGCTTTGAATCTGGTGCTCTTTATGTTGCTAAGTATCCCGGTGATCTAGGTAACTCTCTAAGAGTTTCAGTTTGTGATAGTGCAAATGCATTTTCCTCTACTCTTGATCTAGCAGGCACAGAAAGCAGCAATAATATTGTTGGTGCATTTAGCATCAGCATTGGTTCAAATACTGCTACATTCTCATTTGATTCAGATGCTGCAGATGCTGCTGCAAACACCTATGCAAATACTATTGCTTCAGCTCTTTCAGTAGGTGATGCAATTAAGGTAGGTAATGCTGCTATCGGTACCCAATACCTTACAATTTCTGCAATTGGAACACCAAGTGTTTCTTCAAATCTTGCAACATTTACAGTATCATTCCTAGACAAGTACACACTTGCAACTGATTATGTAGCAAATACCACAGTAAATGGTAATAACACTGTTGTTCCAGTAAATCGTTATTGGGAACATCATGGTCTAGTTTCAGGTGCACCTACAACTTCTCAATATGTAACTGAAACCGGTAATTCTGCTGCTGTTGATACCGTTCACGTGGTTGTTACTGATGATAATGGTAAGTTTACAGGTGTTGCAGGTCAAGTACTAGAAGTCTATCAAGGTCTATCACGTGCAACTGATGCAAAGAACTCAGATGGTTCAGGAAACTACTACAAATCAGTCATCAATAATAAGTCTGCTTATGTTTGGTGGGCAAATGATCGCTCCGGTGCTGCATCTGCTACTGCACCAAATGTTGCGACTTCTTCAAATGCTAAACCAGTTCGTCTAGATTTTGCTGGTGGTCTGGATGGTTATACAGAAAGCTCTGCCACACTAGGTGTTCTTGCTTCTGCTTATGATCTTTATAAATCAGCTGAAACTGTTGATATCGGCCTAATCATTGCTGGTAAACCTGTAGGTGGATCAACAACTGTAAATGGTCAAACCGTTTCCAAGTTCCAACTTGTAAACTATCTTATTGACAATATTGCTACAGTTCGTAAGGATTGTATTGTATTTGCTTCACCAGATGATTCTATTGTTACTTCAAATCCAGGCGCTGAAGCACAATCAATTGTAAACTGGAGAGGTGCTGTTACAGATACAACTTATGCAGTACTTGATTCTGGTTATAAGTACATGTATGATCGCTATAATGACGTATACCGCTATGTACCAATGAATGGTGATATTGCTGGTCTCTGCGCTCGTACCGATCAAACAAATGATGCATGGTGGTCTCCTGCTGGTCTAACTCGTGGTCAAATCAAGAACGTCGTAAAGCTTCGTTTCAATCCAAATCAAGCTGAGCGTGATCTTCTTTATACCAATGCAGTTAACCCAGTGGTATCTTTTGCCGGTCAAGGTACAATCCTTTATGGTGATAGAACTGCTACATCTAAGCCTTCCGCATTTGATAGAATCAATGTTCGTAGACTATTCATTGTTCTAGAAAAAGCAATCTCTCAAGTTGCTAAGACAACTCTGTTTGAGTTCAATGATGATTTCACAAGAACTCAATTTAGAAATATTATCAATCCTTATCTACGTGAAGTTCAGGGACGTAGAGGTATTACAGACTTCTTAGTGGTGTGTGATGGTACAAACAATACTCCTGAAGTGATTGACCGCAATGAGTTTCGTGGTGATATCTATGTTAAGCCAAATCGTTCTATCAACTTCATCCAACTAAACTTTGTGGCTGTTAGAACTGGCGTAGACTTCAACACAATCATTGGTCTTTCATAATAAATAAAGAAAAAGGAGTTAAAACTTATGCCATTCAATATTAATACTTTTAAAGAAAATGGTCTTCGATATGGGGGAGCTCGCCCCTCCCTTTTTGAAGTAAATTTATCAATACCTCAAGGTGTCGGTATATCCCCATCAACTGGAAAATTAGTTTTTACATGTAGAGCTTCTTCAATACCAGCTTCAACAATTTCACCAATTGAAGTTCCTTATTTTGGAAGAAAAATTAAATTAGCAGGTGATAGAACATTTGCAGATTGGTCAGTAACAGTTATGAATGATGAAGATTATACTGTAAGAAAAATGTTTGAACAATGGACAAATAAAATCAATTCACATTTATTAAATGAAAAATCCATACCTTTAAATGAATATAAAGCAAATGATACTATTGTTTATCATTATAGTAAAACAGGTATACCAATAGCTCAATATACATTTACAGGATTATTTCCAACTGAAATTTCAGCAATGGATCTTGATTGGGACTCAACTAATTCAATTCAAACATTTAATGTTAATTTTGCTTATGATTATTGGACTTCAGAATCCGTTACAGGTGTAGGTCCTGGTGTCCCTGCTATTACTTAATATATATAAGGTGGGGAGGGAAACTTCCCCACTCTATATTTTGTAACTGATTCAAGAAAGTATACATATGCGTCTTTTTGGTTTTGAGTTTGTAAAAAAGACACCCGAAGATATAGCACCCTCGTTTGCGCCGAAGGAATCGGATGACGGGGCAGTTGTAGTAGCTGCCGGTGGTTCCTATGGTGTCTATATAGATCTTGACGGAACTGTCCGTACTGAGGCTGAATTAGTTACAAAATATAGAGAAATGGCGCTTCAACCAGAAATTGATGCTGCAGTTGATGAAATAGTTAATGAATCTATTTCTATTGATGAGGATGATATTGTCAATATTGTTCTTGACAATCTTGAAGTCACAGAAAAAACCAAAAAAGCCATTCGTGATGAATTTAAAAATATTCTTAATATTCTGAACTTTCAAAAAAGAGCATATGAAATCTACCGTAGATGGTATATTGATGGTAGACTTTATTAC